TAATGTAACTAAAATCAAAGGTAAAATAAACCAATAGTCGGCAGCTAACTGTTTATACCATGATAGTTTTGGCGTGGTGCAAGGTACTTCAAACATTACTTTTTTTTCATAATAGATTGTATCTCCTTTACATTTGCCCTCTAAATATACTTTGCCAAACTTTTTTAAATATTTAATTTCAATTTTGTTTTTAGTAATAAAAACCGAATCGATACTTTCATTAAAAACAGTATCAATTTTAACGGAATCAATAATAATTGTATCATAAATTATAGTTGTGACTTGGATCGTATCTTGGTTACAAAATTTTTGTATAGCTTGGTTTTTGGTGTAGCAACTTGTAAATAAAAGTAAGGCGAATAATAGTTTTTTCATTTCTTTTTTGGTTTATGTTTTTCGGTTAATCGTTCCTTTTGCTCACGTTCTTTTTTAGCGTGTTTTTCTTTGATTATAGCCACTATTCTAGCACGTTCTAAATCTACACTATCCATAAAAAGTTATTTTTTGTAAAAGTATGTATAAATCATTTCGGCTATTGCAATTACTATTGCTCCAATTATTAAAACTATCATTTTATTACTAATATTTGTTTTCTATTGCCTTTTGGTTTATATGAAATATGAACCCATGTAAAATTATACTCATTTATACATTGGTCAAAATCTAAATTTTTGCAAACGTAATCGAATAGCTTTTTATTTTCTGCTTTACTGCCTGCGCTTATATCAATTGCTTCGCCTTTGCAATGTTGCGAAGTAGCCGAACCGCCTACTAATTTATTAACTTCTAAACTTCTAAAAAAGCTATTAATTTTAATCGGTTTATTATACCAAACTCGTAAAGGTTCAAATAGCTTTTCAGCCACTAACTGCATAGCTTCTAATTGCGCCTCGTTTGGTACGTTACTTATTTTGTTAGCTACTGCTTTTGCGCTGTATGTAGCCTCATCAATTGTAATGTGCTTACTTATCATTGCGCTCAACATTAATTTTAGTTACATACCCACCAATTGCAATCATAGCCGGTATGATTAGTTTATGCCAATCATTTTCAAATATAAACGTGCTAAAATCAATAGTTGACCATGCAGTTCCAATAGCAACTAATAAGCCTGCTAGTGTGCTAATTTCGTTTTTATATTTATAAATTATTGCTTTCATTTCTACTCCAATTTTTAATCAATTTTACTATTGATAGGACTGAAAATACAAGTGCTGCCATGCCTGCAAATACTTGAACAATTGGCAAAAAAGCTAAGGCATAACTAGCAGCTACGCCACCCCATACAAATATATTTTCAACTAATAAAGTTAGGTTAATATGCTTGTTCATTCTCTACGTATTCGATTTGTTTTAATTCGTTTAGCCAAATAAATTCTTCTACTTTGCACTGTTCAATTTCTTGTAAGCTAATAACCCAATTTCCATTTATATCTTGTATCGGGTTAAAATAACTATCAGGCGCAAATTCTTTGCCATCAATAGCTTTTTTTTGTTTGGTGTTTAATAATCCGACTTTCATTATACATTTCTTCCTAACATTGTTTGAAAAGTATTTATTATTGTTTCATGTGATTGCATCTCCGCATCTGTTAATTCATTAGCAAAAAAAGCATAAGATAGATTGTTAATTGAATAAGAAGTAATACCTGATAAGGATAACAACCTCATATTTGTATTTGGACGACCTACTGCTGTATTGTTAGTTAAATTTGTAAAGGCACCATTCTTTAAAATCCTTACTATTGTTGCGCTAGTTCTCTTAGCTTGGTGGACACCTTGACCATTTGTTGAAGATATACTTGACCCATAGCCATTTACATCATAAAGTCCTTGATTCCCAGTATATCTTCCAGCAGCTGATAAATACAAGCCCGCATTCAATGCACCCATTTCAGTATAGTTTCCTACGTTATTTGTTCTACAATAGAACCCTATCGTTTGATTATTTGTTGCACCAATTAACGATGGATTTATATAAGTAACGCCATCAGCATTTATACCATTCCCAGTTATACCGTTGACATTGTGTGTCACTCCGCCATTCCATACTATACGATATGCATTATTTGTATCTAATGGATTTACCGCATTAAATTTGTGAGACGTAGCTGAACCTCCTACTAATAAGTAGGCGGCCCTTAATTTAGTATAAAATCCTGCTGTTTTTACTGCATTAAACCAATAAATAACTGCATTAACCTGCGTTGGGTTTGTTATTCCTGTTGCTGTTAAAAATGCGGCGGCATCAGGGTCAATAGCATCGCCACGATTAGCCCAAATATCAACTCCAATTCCTATTCTTATACTCATTATTGGTATTCAATTACTGAACCACTCGACAAAGTATATGCTGTTATTTGCTGACCGGGATTAGTTGGTAAATATGTACCTGCTTTAACCGTTGTTCCCGTTAGGTTTTTTAAAGTCATTTGATTTACTCCACTAATTGCAAATGCAGTAAACACGCAATCGCTCATTACTACTAAACTTTCAACTGCTATTCCAGTTCTTGCTGCTGTCCCTGCGTTCACATAGAACCCACCCATTCCACTTATTTTTTCTAATGCTGTACTCATTTTATTTATATTTTATTTTGTTGGTATTTGACATCTGTTTCTATCTTGCATTAAATCAAATGAAAGAGTAGTTTCCCACCCATTAACTTTGTCTGCTAATGCTTCTCTAAGTGGTGTTATTTGTGCGTTAAATTGTAACTGAAAATTATCTTGATATAAAGGATTGCAAAGGGCTGCATAAATGTCTTGAGTTATGCTCAAACAATCGCTTAAAGTATCACGTTCATTTGTTTGGTTATCCTTTTGAATGTCCATTACTTTCATCAAAATATTTACAGTCAAAATATTACTATCAATTGAACTATCTACTACATCAATCCAAACTAATGGATATTGCTCTTGCTCACTTGCTGAAATATCCGATTCCTCACCAAAATTAAATCCGTTTACTTGGGCGTGGCTTGTTGCTATTGTTTGGAATAAATCGATGATCTGGTTTAGTGAGTAAAAGTTCATTTTCTTTGATAAATTTCTGTAATTTAATTTCGTTTTTTATTTTCGTTTTCATTTAGCAAAAAGTACATGGTTGTGTTAATTCTCTCGGCTCAATTTTTATTCCTCTAAAGTTATAGTTACCCATGCAACAACCATCGCCACCGATAACTAAACCGCTGTTATAATTAGTTCTTTGTGGAAATATAGTATCTATTCCAACGCCTGTTTGAGTAAGGTATAATGGGTAAGTAGTTGTGTTAGCTAGTAAAAATTTAGTTAATCTTTCAGCATATACTTGGGCTTTATTTCTTGCCTCTTCCATTAAGTCCCGAATTTCACTCATGTTGGCTGGCTGCATATTATCTGCGTTTTGAACTCCCACCGACTTATTAAAGTACTTATAATTCATACTCAAAGGTAGTTCAACTTGCATATACCAAATCATTGTATTTGTAATGTAGTTATCAATCAAATTCTTATTAGCTACGCTTACTGTATTTGCTGCAATTTGTGTCTTTAATTCATTGTATAAGCTAGTCCCTAAAATTGGAAGGATATAAAACTCTTGCACCTCAATAATGGTAGGTGTAACAATTTTCATATCTACATTTTCTTGTAGTACTGACCTTTGTTTTAGTGTTTGCTCACTTAAAAATAATACTTGTGCTGCCATTTATCTTTTTTTAACAAGTTCTTGAACAAATACATGCCTACAATAAGGCACATTTACATCTTGAATAGGGTCATGATACCAACCGCCACGCCTACGAAAAGCATCATAGTTCGGTATTCCATACACTTGACCTAAATCACGACCTATGTTCTCAATGTCTTCTCTACTAAAGTAACGAGGATTAGCCATCATAGCAGCGCAAAAGTCACGACTTTTACCGCCTGGTTCTAATGGTGGCGCATCACTTCTTAAAGCATATTTATAACGAATAAACAACTCGCTAAAACTAGGTACATTCTTATTTTCGCCTTTATTAGTTATTACTAAGTTCTTATCAATTAAACCATCAGCAATAAGAGTTTCTAAAGCATCAGTAATTTTAGTTTTATCAACTTTTAAAACCTTTGTTAAGTCTTCAATATTAATTTCAGGTGTCTTTTTTATAATGTCTAAAATACCCTGCTCTAATTTGCTAATAAAATCTTGCTTACCAAACATTATCTTTTTAGTTTTTACAACTGTAAAGTTTTCTGCTGGCTCTCCGTATTTGCTGAATGTTTCATAGTCTATTAAGTCTTTAGTTTGTTTACTAAAACTAAACCCACTAGGCGCAGTTACATCAGCACTTGGAACTAATAAATCACCACCTTGTAAACCCTCTTTGCCTATGATTGCACGAACCTCGTTTGGTGTTAATTGGTTTAATACTTTTGTTGCAACTAA